AGTTAAATCTATACTTGCAGTCGAACTTGCTATACTTGCACTAACCACATTACCATATGCAGACCCTGTTATTGTTATTGAGCCTGTAATTGTTTCAGAACCGGTAATAAATTGATTTCCTAAGAATGAGTTACTTCCAGTTGTTGCATATGAGCCTGTTTTACTTATTAATGTAGTTACTTGCGATTGTAAACTTGCAGTCGTACTATTCAAACTTGCAGTTGCAATATTTAAATTACTTACTGAAACATTTAAACTGGCAGTAGTTTGATTTAAATTAGTTACCGAAATATTTAAACTTGAAGTCGCTGCATTTAAATTATCAATAGATATTTTAGTTGATGCAGTAAATTGATTAAGTGCGTTTATCGAAGATGTTGTAGATGATGTATATGCATTAAACGATGCAGTTGCAATGTTTAAATTTGTTATTGAAGTATTTACAGATTGAGTAAATGAATTATATCCACTATTAATTGTTAATTGAGATGCAGTGAAATTATTTAATGGAGTAAAGTTTACATCTATTACTGCTTTACCACTAACATAAGATGCAGATATACCATTACCACTAAAATTAATTAAGTTAACATTTTGTACAAAAGTACCTTCATCATATATTCCTACTGATGTTGTAAAAGATGCAGTATATAATTCTAAATTATTTAATCTACCTGTTGCAGATTGTGTAAATGTATTAACACCTGTATTGATTGTTAACTGACTTGCAGTAAATGTATTCAATGCAGTAAATGAAGGTTGCTGAGATGCAGTAAAAGTATTTAATGCACTAAGTGAAGTTGCTACTGATGCAGTGTAAGTTCCAAATGGAATTTCATCTACAAGAGATGCAATCATAGCTGTGTTAAAGTCTCTTAAGTCTGCAGGTGTAATCTCACCTAAGTTATTATTTGGAAATGAGTCGCTATTTAATTGAGAGAGGGTTGCTTTAGGTACCGCTGGCATATTATTATTATTTATTTATTAATCTATTGTGTCAAATCCGTCAGAGTATCCTAAATCAAATCCACCACCTGATGGTCTTGCACTTTGTGTTTGTCCAATTCCTTGTTGTATTAAAGCACCATTGCAGCAACTAACTGAGTAAGTATCTTTGTCAATACACAAACATCCCATTCTACTATTCTTTGGAGAACTTAAACCTCTTGTCGGGCCGATGTATATACCACTCTGATTTTGTCTATTAACAGAGTATCTTAAATTACCATTGCCTGAGTTTGACCATTGTCTTGCCATAATAAGCTTTTATCTAATAACAACAATAAACTAAAATGTTATTATCTAATTCCTTTCAGTGCTTCTCTATGCATCAAACCATCTAAATGATTTTTATCTGCTTTATACGATAGAAACAATAAACACTTCTCTAATGGTTCTCCTGTTACTTCGTCTATCTTTGTAATATCTCCTCCGGCGAGAGCAATAAGCGTGGAATAAGCTGACCACTTCTTTCCAAAATTGATTTCATGTTGGGAGCTAACTCCATCTGCATCGTAGAGTTCAGGGTACATTTCAACAAGTCCATTAACAAATTTACAAAAAAAAACAGAGTTGCAAGATGCACATCCATTCCTACATTGTTAAATAACTCTGGCCTTAGAATACCATCGTAAGGTTTAATAGAATACATATCTTTCTTCTTATGCACTATTGGTCTGTATAGTATTGACATTATGTTTGTCCAATTCTTATCAATGTTTAAAGTCTTATACTGAATGATATCAGCGTATGCACCATAAGACATTTTAGATAGGTTAGGTTCAAATCCATATTCAATACCATCAACTGTAATTATCATTTGCATTGGTAAATCAGTATTAGATAAGAAACCTTCTAATTCTGTTTTAAGTAATGTGTAATCATCTACTGAAATGTTTTTTAAATACTTAGGGTCTAATCCACATAAGTGATAAAGCATAATTGCAGTGATTGCATCAGGGTTATCTTTGTAATTCTCTAATGCGTCTTGTAACTCTAACCACTTAGTCAAACTTATATCAGCATAACTAGTTGGTACTTTTAATTCAATTTCTTTCACCATATATCATTTGTTTAATTGCGTTATTCATTTGTCTAACCTTTGCTTCTTCGTTTGTTAACTTAGCTTGCATCATTATCATTTTTGCTTGTAAATCCTCATTTTCTTCTTGCAAATGTCTAGCATACTCTATCAACTCTTTAATTTCGTTAGAGTTCCATAGGTTTTCCTTAATATTTATATCTTCCGATTGAGATGGCATATGTACCTTTGTTTACTGCTTTTTGTGATAGAGACATCATACAACCATACCTTGCAGCATCTATTGCATGGTCTAAACCTCCTTCAGGTCTATCAGTTACATAACCATGCTTATCCGTTTCGTATTGGTAGGCATACATCTCATTAATTAAATTTTGGCTAGTCTTTAGTATCTTAATCTTATAGTTCTTCATTACTGATATACCAAAGTTAATACTATCTTTACCTTTTACTACTGGCTTCGTATTGAAACCACTTCTATATAATTCTTCTATTAGTCTAGGTTCACTACTATCACACCATATAGTTTGCTGCTTACTTATTTCTAATTTGTCAAACTTATCTATAATGTCTTTCGTAACCAAACCTTTCTCATATAAGAGTTCCTCCAAATACAATGTATCGCTGCCTTTATATACAGCAACCAAAGCACAGGGGTCATTGCTATAACCACTATCAAACCCAAAGCAAACAAAGTCCCCGTCAACACTATCGCATATATCAAACTCAAATATAGCTTTATCGTTTGCAGCGAATTCACCTTTGCCATATATCTTCCAATATTTTTCATTAGTATTCTTTAAGTCCTCAATTGCTTTAACCATTTCTTTCGGCAAATAGATATTGTCTTTGTATGTTGTTACAAATCTTTCAACATCTTGCATCTTTCTAATCCAATGGTAAGGACTAATGGTTGGGTTGTATGCAAGTATGATACGACCTGAAGTTCTAATAGATAACTGAAAATAACTTTCTTCATCAATCTCACTTGCCTCATCAATAAATAGTATAGTAGATTTAATACCACGTAACTTATCAGCATCATCAGTAGAGAGGAATTGAACAGTACTATCGTACAAGTTATAGATGCGGTCAGTAATATTAAAGTTTTCATCTTGCCATATGTTTAGTCCTTGTAGTATATCCTTAAAATCCTTTATTACAGTGCGTTTAAGAGAGGGTATTGTTTTTCTTACTATTGTTATCGTTTCTTTATTTTCTATTGCCTGAACGATTAAGAATTGTAGTATAGCATATGTCTTACCACTTCTTGTTCCTCCTATGTGTTGTGTAACTCTACTCTTGCTATCTAATAGGTTTTCAAATGTAACTGTTGTATTAATCTCTAAGTTCATCAGTACCTGTTCTGTTTATGTTTATACTTACTTGATGTATTCTTTGGTCTACTTCTAAACTACCTTTCAAATCTATTGACCTCATCTTTGGCATTGCATACTCCATTAACCTCATTGATAACTCTAATGCTTTAACAGGGTCAGTCTTTTTTAATTCTTCTAAGTCCGATTGTATTGTATTGAGTGTATTGTTTACTGCACGATTAATGGTTAACCTCATTTGCTCTGTTGTTCTATTTAGTGCACCTTTCGGTCTACCATTTAAATTTATTCTTGTATCTCCTTTAACGAATGCCATATTGTATCTTCATTGTATTTTACTACCTTTATAACAAATCTTATTCAGCTTTGTAGTTATCGCTTATCAATTCATATCCATACATTCTCACTGCAACTCCTTCTTCATCTAATATAATTAACATACCCAAATATTGGTCACCTTTTAGTATTATTCTTTTATCTTTAATCCAATTCCAATCAAAGTTAAAGTTTGCATATCCATAATGAATTCTAGTCTTCATAATAGTCATGCGTATTTGGATAATCCTTTGTAATGGTATCTCTGCTCTTTACCTTCTTAGCTTCTGCCGTTTCCTTATCTCTTCTATCGTTTATCCATTTCATTAGCAGTACATCGTTTAATATCTCATCTAACTTAAGTTTAAAGTATGCTTTCCATTCATGTCTTACTTTCATCTTATGTAGTTTAGTACGAAGCGGATAAAATCTTTGTTTGTAGTTATGATTGATACCTTGATATGGATATACTGCTTTCTTTTCGTAATTAGCTCTTTTCTTTTTTTCAATTATCTTTTGTGCAGTATTTATACATTCATTACATCTATACCTTGGTTTAATAGTATAGAATTCTTTATCACAATGTTTACATACTCTTGTTTCACCATTTACATAGTCAAACTTTTTATTCCATAATCCTGCCATATATAACTTTATTGAAATGGGTTATCTAATACTTCTTTTAAATACTTTCTTATCTTCTTTACTGCTAAGAATGTTGTACTCTTACTGATTTTTATTTTATTACTAACTTCGTCCAAAGTATCATCAGTCATCCAATACAATTCAAATATCTTTGCTTGAGGCCATTGCTTAGTCACACTTAGTTGTTTTAACTCATTTACTATTTGTTCATGTGCTCTTTGTAATAGTAAATCTCTTTCTTCATCATAAGGTACATCATCTTCTCTATCAGGCATTATATCAACATAGGTAGTACGATTAAGTTTTCTTACCTTATTCATAAATCTACTATGCAAAAACTTATTACAATAAAATAGATTGTAACTGGTAGAACCCCACCAAAGTTTAGGATTTTGTTTAGTATGTAGATATTCAAATAGTTCTTGTACTAAATCTTCTGCTTCCTCTTTGTTCTTTGTAATCTTCTTAGCTTCTCTAATTAACCAAGTATGAGACTCTATGTATAAATTACTAAGTCTTCTACTACATTCAATATCAATGCTGCCTGTAAACATTATTTATTCTTTACATAATTTAAAAGAAAGTCAACTGCTCTTTTCCAATGTCCACCTGCGGAGGCACAAGTACAAGGTCTGTTCTCGTGCACTCCGTTTAATTTAACAAACATATCCCAAATGTAAGGTGCTTTGTTTTCAGGTAGATATGCTCCTAATCCTTCTACTGTTTCTTTTAATTCCTTAAATTCTTGTTCAGTTAGTTCCATTACTTAATTGGCTTTAACTTAGGTAATTTTAAATCTTCTGCTTTAGGTTGCTGAGGCATTGGCTGATTTGGATTGATAGGATTAGATGTGTCCAAAAGATGTTTAATGGTTTCAAAGTGAGGATGTAATCCACTAAATGATAATCCCATACATGCAAAGATA